AAGTGCGCGATCACGGCGGGCGACTACCCGCTCGTGAGTGTCACCCTGGTGCAGGTCGACGGCGTCACGATCCCCGCGTCGCCCGATGGCATCCAGCCCGGCTACTACTTCGATGAGAACACGATTTACCTCGCGGGCTACGCCTTCACGCGCGGCCGCGCGAACGTGAAGCTCGCCTACACCGCAGGCTTCGCGAGCACGCCGCCCGAGCTGGAACAGGCCGTCATCGAACTGGTCGCGCTGCGCTACAAGGAGCGCGACCGCATCGGCCACCAGAGCAAGACGCTCGCGGGCGAGACCGTCAGTTTCTACATCAAGGACTTCCCGGACTCGGTCCAGACGATCCTGAACAACTACAAGAAGGTGGTGCCGCTGTGAGCATCGCAGTCGTCGGCGACAAGGAAGTCATCGAGCGGTTTCAGCGCCTGCCCGATTCGGTGCGCGAAAGCTTGCGGCGCGCAGTGCAGGATCTGGCCGTGAGGCTGCAGCACCACGTCGCGCAGGACAAGCTATCTGGGCAGGTGCTGAACGTGCGCAGCGGAAAACTGAGTCGCTCGATCGATCAGGTTGTCCTGCAAAACGGGGATGAGATCGTCGGTGTCGTCTCGACGAGCGTGAAGTACGCGCGAATTCACGAGTATGGCGGGGTCATCAAACAGCGCGAACGCACTGCCACGCTCTACCGATCCATCGACAAGGACGGCAACTTCAAACACAACGGGAGGTTCGTCAGTAAGTCCAAGTCGAACTTTGCCACCGATCACGCCATGGGCGCGCGCGTAATCACGATGCCCGAGCGATCCTTTTTGCGTTCCTCGTTGCGCGATATGCGCCAGCAGATCGTTCAGGGTCTGCGGGCCGCGGCTCATCAAGGAATGCGGTCGTGATTGAGCGCGAGCCGATCTATTTGGCACTGTTTGCGCGCCTGCAGGCCATCCCCGGACTTGCGACGGTGAGCCGCCGAGTGAAGCACTGGGATGACGTTCCGTCTGCATCCCAGCCGGCGCTGTTTCAGTCGCAGAAGAGCCAGACCGCGCAGAAGCAAACAGGGCTCCCGACACGCTGGACGCTTCCAGTAGAGGTGTATCTCTATGTGAGATCGCCGACGACTGACGCGCCCGCCGCCCATCTCAACCCCTTGATCGATGCCGTATGCGGCGCACTCGCGCCTGACGACATCACGGGGCAACGCTGCACGCTCGGAGGATTGGTGCACGACGCACGCATCGCCGGGCAGATCGAAACCGACGAAGGAACGCTCGGTGATCAGGCCGTAGCCATCGTGCCGATCGAGATCCTCGTTACCGACTGAAACACCGCAACACCAAATACCAGAGCCCGCCTTGTGCGGGCTTTTTGTTTTGCGCGGCCTAGGGTAGCTCCCGAAAGGATGCGGACCTCGCTCCGACCGCATCGGGCCGCGCACCCCTCTCGGGGCAGGAGCAAACCATGAATGAACTGAAATACCCGCTCGTCTCCGCAGTGGATGGCGAGGCACGCGCCTCTTCGGAAGTTATTGCGCGCGGCGTCAAGCAAGGTCACCGCGGGCTGATGCAACTGATACGCCGGCATCTCGCGAGCCTGGAGGGGTTCGGAAGGGTGCAATTTGAAATCCGCACCTTGAAGACTCGCGGTGGGCCGCAGCAGCGCGAGGTTGCACTTCTCAATGAGCATCAGGCTGCTCTGGTTATCAGCTTCATGCGGAACAGCCCGGGCGTCGTTGAGTTCAAGGTTGCGCTCATCCGCGAGTTCTTCCGCATGCGCGACGAACTGTCGAAGCGCGAGAAAAACCTGTGGCAGCAAATGCAGGAGCTGATCGCCAAGGAAGTTGAATCGAAGGTGCGCGCGTCGTTCGGCTCGCACCTGATGCTCACGCGAAAGCGCGAGATCCCGCTTTTCGAAGAAGAACGCTTGCGACTTGAGGACGAGATCCAACCGTCGCTTCTGAACTGAGGCCCCGAAAGGGGCCTTTTCTTTTCGGGGCCCGCCATTGCGCGGGCCTTTTGCTTTTCTGGAGGCCACATCATGCAATTCCTCTTCGGCGCAGGCGACTTCTACGGCATCCCGCTGACGGACGCGCTCGGCAACACGATTTCCAACCCGACGCCGATCCACCTGGGCGTCATGCAGGAGATGTCTCTCGACTTCCAAGGCGACGTCAAGGAGCTGTACGGCCAGTACAAGTTCGCGGTCGATGTCGCCGGCGGAAAGAACAAGGTCAGCGGCAAGGTGAAGAACGCGCAGATCAGCGGTCAAGCCGTGAACTCGCTCTTCTTCGGCCAAGGCCTCACGAGCGGCACGATGATGGCGGCTGTCAGCGATACCGTCGGCGCCGTCATCCCCGCGACGCCCTACACGATCACGCCAACCGTTCCGGGTTCCGGGACGTGGCTGGAAGACCTCGGCGTCGTCGATTCGAACGGCGTGCCGCTCACGTGCGTCGCTTCCGCGCCGGCAACCGGGCAGTACATGGTCGCGACCGGCGTCTATACGTTCGCCGCAGCCGACACCGGCAAGACGGTGTTCATCAGCTACCGCTACTCCGCCACCTCGACGACGGCGAAGAAGATCAGCGTGGTGAACCAGCAGATGGGCGCCGCGCCGCTGATCAAGGCCGAGTTGCAGGTCTCGTACCGCGGCAAGCGTGCGCTGGTCGTGCTCTACAACTCCATCTTCACGAAGCTCTCGCTCTTCGGCACGAAGCTGGATGACTACAGCGTGCCCGAGCTCGACTTCAGCGCCTTCGCCAACGGCGCGAACCAGATCGCCGACATCTACGTTTCGGAGTAACCGCACGATGTCCATTCAATTCGAAGGTGTGAAGATCGCGCTCGGCCGGCAGTCCTACGTCGTGCCGGCGCTGACGATCAAACAGCTACGCCAGCTTGGCCCTCAGCTCGCAACCATGCGGGGGATTCAGGGCCGAGAGCCGACCGACGAAGAAATCGACGGCATGTTCGCTGTGATCCATGCAGCGCTGTCGCGAAACTACCCGGACATCACCGTCGAACAGCTTGAAGACGTGATCGACATGAACAGCTTGCCTGTCGTCATGCAGGCGATCATGGGGCAGTCCGGATTGGAGCGCGTCAAGCCGGGGGAAGCGTAGGGCGGCCCCTGTCTTGGGACGAGCTGTATGCGCACGTGATCACCGTCACCGGGTGGCGGTGGTCCGACATCGACGAGATGACGCTCCCCCAGGTGCAGGCGCTGCTCGACTACTGGGCAGAGAACCCGCCGCTGCACATCCTCGTGAAGCACTTCATGGGCTTCGAGCGCAAGCAGCCCGACCAATCGACCGAGCAGATCGAAGCAGAGCAGTACCTCAACCGCGTGAGTTCCACCGAGTTTGACGACATCCTGAAGGCGCACGGCCTCGCGGCCGGCGAACAAAACACATGAGCCAAGACGATCGCATTGAAGTCCAGTTCGGGGCGCAGACGTCCGAACTCGACTCGGCCGCGCAGAAAGCGGTCGCTGACGTTCAGAAGGTCGCCGACGCTACATCGCAGGCCGGACAGAAATCGGCAGGAGCATGGTCGGGTTTTGGAAACGTCTTCAAGGGCGTTTCGGATGCAATCTCCGGTGGCTTTGGGAAGATCGCGGAAGGCGCAAGCGGTATGGCGTCGTCGAGCGGGAATGCCTTCAAGGCGATCGGCGAATCTGCGAATGCGATGCAGAGCGGGGTGACAGGGGCGTTCGGGCAGCTATCCGGCACGCTTGCCGGCGTTCAAGGAATGTTCGCTGGCATCGCGGCGGCGTTGGCCGGAGGGGCTGCTTTCAAGCACGGCATCGACGCCGTAAAGGAGCAGACCGCAGAGGCGATGAAGCTGTCGCGCGCGCTCGGCATTACGGCCGAACAGGCGAACATCCTCAACACGGCATTGGGGAACGTCTTTCTTGATTCGGACACGTACATCAACGGCGTCCGCTCTGTGACGCGCGCACTCAGTACAAACGCGGACGGCTTCCGCGAGATGGGGATCGCGACCAAAGACTCCCAGGGTCACATGCTCCCCATGCAGGAGATCATCACCAACACCGTCCACGCGCTGGATGAGTACAAGGCGGGCGTTGATCGAAATGTTATGGCGCAGCAGCTCTTGGGTCGGAACTACGAAGATCTCATCCGCCTTTCCAAGCTGAACGAAGAGGTGATGGCCGGTGCCAAGCAGGAGGTCGAGGACTATCACAAGCAGCTCGATCCCGCGATGGTGAAAGCCTACAAGGAGGCGATGGAGAATGCCGGTGATGCCGTCGAGGGTGTGACATTGGCGGTCGGTCGCGGCGCCATGCCAGTCTTCACTGAAATCGCGCAATGGTTTCAGGAAACTGGACCTACTTCGACGGCGGTAACCATCGAGGTGATGGGGGCTCTGGTCGATATCTGGGATGCCGTCAAGGGTGCCGCCGTTACGACATGGGAGGTTCTGAAAGAAGCGTTTTCCCAGATCGGAAATGTCCTAGCGCAAGTATTCCGCGTCGACGCTTTGAATGCATCCGAGTTCATCGTGAACTGTTTCAAGGTGGTTCACATCGCGGTTACGTTTCTGGCAACGGGCTTCGAATTGGCATTCGAAGGAATCCGGGTGCTTCTTGAGTTGGCCGGGTCTTGGGTCGATCGCTTCTCCCGCGTTACAGATGCAGCGCTGAGATTGGATTGGAGCGGCATCAAATCAGCATGGGAGTCCGGAACCGCTGACGTAGAGCGGATTGTCGCAGCAAGCGCTGTGCGCATTGGGAAAATCGAAGAGGAAGGCCAGCGAAAGATAGAACAGACGGCGCTCGGCACGCCGGAAACCAAGGCGCCGTCAGAGGCGCCAAAGTCAAACGGCAAGCGCAATGCGAAGCCGCTGGGCCAAACGCCCGCGAACGACACGGCCGACAAAGTGCCGTCCTACATGCAGACCTACGAGGCCGAGCTCGCCGAGCAAAAGCTGCTCTACGAGAAGCAGAACAACCTCCGGCAGATGAGCAAGGAGGAAGAACTCGCGTACTGGCGCGACATCCTTTCGACGTATCAGGTGACGTCGAAGGATCAGGTGCAGATCGTCAAGAAGACCGCTGAACTCGAACTGCAGGTCATGCGCGAGAAAGCGAAGCGTGCACAGGAGTTGAAGAAGGAAGAGATCGACGCGATCGAGCAGGAAGCGCTCGACGGCGTGCAGATGGAAGAGAGCGCCGCGCAGCTTCAGGTCGCCACCTACGGCATGACCACCGAGCACTTGCTCGAACTCCAGCGACAGTTTGAAGACCGTCGCTACCAGATCCAGGCGATGGCGCAGGCTGAGCGGATTGCGCTACTCCAGCAAGATCCGAACGCCGATCCCGTTGCGCTGCAGACGCAGCAGGACAAGCTCTTGCAGCTCACGCGCCAGTACGAGTTGAAGAAGCAACAGCTCGACCTGCAGGGCGCGCAGCAGAGCATGCAAATCTGGCAAGACCTGTCGAGCCGCATGAGCGGCCTGTGGGACAAGGGTATCGACGCGATGATGAACGGCACGCTGCGTTGGCGGAATGCGCTGCGCGCCGTCGGCACCGAGGCGCTTGGCTGGTTCGCAAATTCGGTCGTGAAGCCGATGGTGGCGCAGTGGCTGATCGGCGAGAACACGAAGTCAGCAGCGACATCGGCAGGGGAAGCAATCCGTAAGGCGCTCGGGTTCTCAGGCCTTGCCGCCGCACAGGGCAACACGATGGCCGACGCAACAACCAAGGTTTCCGCGGAGGCGGTCAAAACCGAGGCCGGGGTTACTTCTTCCTGGGCGAGTACCGGGCCGTGGGGGCTGGCGATTGGCCTCGCACTCGGCGCGGCGGCAGCAGCCGGCATTCTCGGTCTGATGGGCAAGATTCACAGCGCGGCCGGCGGCTTCGACATCCCCTCCGGCATGAGCCCTGTCACCCAGTTGCACGAAGAGGAAATGGTGCTGCCCAAGGGCATCGCCAATCCGTTGCGGAAGATGATCGCAGGCGGGCAGGGCGGTGGCGAACAGATCGATGCAGCACCGCCCGCGAACATGACCGTGAACTATCACGACAACAGCGGCCGGCTCTCACGCGCGCAGATCCGTGAGAACGCGCGGACAATCGCCGAAGAACTGAACCGCGTGCATCGCGACGGCTGGAGGCCCGCGTGACCGCGCGCACGTACCCCGTCTATCCGGGCATGAAGCCGACCACGTCGCGCACGCCGATGTGGAAGACGGTCGTCAAGGAGGCCGCGAGCGGACGGGAACTGCGGCTCGCCCGACAGCCGTATCCGCGCTGGCAGTTCTCGTTGTCGTACGAGTTCCTGCGCGATCGCGCGGCGCAGCCAGAGCTGCAGGGGCTGCTCGCGTTCTACAACCTGTGCAAAGGGCAGTCCGGCGAGTTCCTGTACGTCGATTCCGACGGCGCGCCGGTCGTGGATCCGGATACGTCGTCCGTGATCGGCACGACGTATTCCGCCGTCGCCAATCAGGCGTTTGGCACTGGCGATGGCGCGTCGACCTACTTCCAGCTTGCGCGCCAGCTTGCCGACAGTTCGAACCAGTTCGTCGAACCTGTGTGGGCGCCGACGGGCACGCCGAAGCTGAAGAACAACGGCACGTTGCTGACCGCTGGCGTCGATTACACGCTCTCCGACACGGGTCTCGT